TCTTTTTCCATTGCACTAACACGTTGCGATGTCATCCCCCATGTTACACCAAGGGCCAAGATTATTCCAACTATCCAAATTGTATCTCTTATACTCATGTTACCCAGTTTCCTATTTCACCACGTTTCATTCTTTCATACATTTCATTAAATTCTTCAATTGTTGTAGGTTCTTGCGCACCAAAACCAAAAATTCCTGTGTCTTCCATTTCTTTAACTTTATTATATAATTCTTCTTTTGTCATTCCTCCAAAATCAGGAGTGTTAAGAGGACTTCCCATAAAGTTTATTTGGTCATCAGTTAATTCCGTCACTTCAAAACTTCCATCTCCAATTTGTTCACTGAGAATTTCTTGAGCTTCTTCTAGTGTGTATCCATTTCGCATTAAATGATATAAATCATTTTCATTCATGCCTGCTTCCATTATAGGTAAAGGTAATCCAGTTTCATCTTCTTGATAAATAAAATCAGGAGTAGTGTTTTCTTCTTCTAAACTATCTCTAAATTGTTTCTGCCTAAACTCATCTTGTTCAGCATCATAACCAGGTAAAAATCTTTTCATGTATTGTCCAAACTCTCTTAAAAAATAATCGTCGGCTGTAGGATCTAGGTAAGATGTTGCATTCATTAATTTATATTTATTATTAAGAGCAGCTTGTATTCCTTTATTATTACCAGGATTAATTCTCCAGGTTTGTGGTCCTTTTAATTGTATAGGATAAGTGTTACCACCTCGTTCTTCGTATCCACTCCCATCTGGATATACAAATCTAGCAGAACTATTAAAAGGAGCAAATGCATTAGATGCTTGAGACATACTCATTGCATTACCAGTATCAGGATTAATAAAATCAGATATACTATACATCATACCAGATGAATCATTATTTCTATATTTAAATTTATTTGTTGTATCTGAGTTAACTACATTAAAATTAGGCTGATAATAATTATTTCCAGCGGGTGATGTAGTCATCATTGAGTTTAAACCATCATATTTGTTGCCTGACAAACTTCCAATGCCAGCTTGCATCATGCTTTGCGCTGCTTGTTCGTATGGATTAACCATTATAATACTCCCATGATTCCACTACCTTGTGACTTTTTAGTAAATGGATTATCATTAATTTCTGTTTGTGGTTTTGTGTAATTACCTTTGTTATCCATAATTGGATTCATATCCATCATTCCACCTTGTGCTGCCATCACTGGTCGTGCGCCACCATACTGTGCTGCAAGTGCCATGTCTGTATTACCAGAATATAAAGCACCAGCTGCGTCTGGGTTCATGTTGGTATTCATTGCAATTGAAGAACCTGGGGCCGCGAGGCTCGTTCCAAATCCTGCTGTTGCTGGCATTATGTTTGGTGTTTGATTGCTTGCTGCTTCTTGTGCCGCATCCGCTGCACCAGCTGCACCTTCTATTGCACCTTCTTGTGCCGCGTTTTCTTCTATTGCTGGTATTTGATCAAGAGGCACGGAATCAGACTCTCTGTTTAAAACTTTATTTCCTAATCTTAATGCTTCAGGAATATTTTCTAATATTTCTCCGCCAAGATTCATAATATTATCTGTAAGTTTTTCTCCTCTACTTCTAATATCACGCATTCTTTCAGCACCTGCTTCTTTCTTTTGTTGTGCATCTTCAAGTTCCAACATATCCATATGAAATGCATCCCATTCTTCTGGGTGTCTGTTAACTAATTTTAAAAAATTACTCATTCTAATTGTTTCAGGAAGAGTATCATCAATAGTGTTTCTAAATACACGCATTGATACTGGGCTAGATATAACACCTCCGCCATAACGAAGAAGCCACGCACCAGCTAATGCTTTTATCATTGCGCCATTTATTAATCCACTTGCATATGCAGCACCGGCCGTACCAGCACCTGACCACGGAAGAAAAGCTGTAAGACCACGGTTAGTAGAACTAATAACGGCTTTTCTGGCCATGAATGTAGATACATCAGGAACACCATTTTTATATACACGTTCCATGACTGTAATTAATTTATCAAAATCATCTAAAGTAGGAAGATTAGTTCTTATTACATCGCCATCTTGTTTTTTTGCAAACTCAGCAGCATCGTCAATAAATCTACCAGATGGTGCCATGCCAAGCCACATCTCATCTTGAAAACTTCTTAGCTTTCCTGTTTTAGGATCCATGCCGCGTATGACATTTCTTCCTGTATTTAAAGCTTCTTTAAATATTTCTCTCTCAATTGATTGACCTTTACCTAAACCAATTTCTTGTCTAAATTGATCAAAGTTAAATTTACGTACACCTTTTACGTTATCTGTTAAGGATCTATTAAAAGCATTACGTATATATAAATCAACACCATCCGCAAACGCTTGATCACCTACAAGTTTTTTAACAATTTGAACATCTTGTTTAGTTCCAGATTTAATAACAGTATCAAATAAACTTTGAGCAGTTCTTTTATCATCCCAGGCAATTCTAAGATCTATACCTAAAGACTTCATATCAAGACCAGCTTTTTTAGCAATGTCACTTCCATAAAGTAGCATTCCGTTTGCTACAAATTCATCATAGTTTTTAAATGCAGTTGCAACATCATCCATGCCGTGCATAGCTAAAGCAGCAATATCATTATCCCATCCTTTTAATAATGTCATAATATCTTTTTCAAGATTAGGAGTATTTTTACCAAGTTTTTCTGCTTGCGCCATTATTTGACCTTTTATTCCTATTGCTTCATATATATCGCGTGTTCCTGTAGAAGCTGCATTTAAAATTTGTTCTTGAATAAAATTAACAAGAGGATCTCCACCTTCAGGTGGTTTTTTTCTCATTGTTCCATCAACCATTTGTGATTGCCAGTAACGTTGTCTTTGTTTAATAACTTCTATAGCCGATTGTCTTAAATAAGCATCACTAATTGGTGCATCTACTTTAGCAGCACTTTCAATTGCTGCATCATTTAATTCTTTAGCTTTATCTTTAAATTTGTTAGCACCTTTATACATTATTTTTCCAAAATCTAATGCGCCATTTTGTGCGAGATGTGATATTGGTGCCATTGATCCTAACATATTATCAAATGCAACTAACCATGAGTTAGAATTTTTTTCTAAGTATTGTTGTATTCTACCTCCAAGCCATGGAGCACGGCCCAAGACTGAACTAACCATAGATACAAAACTATTAGAAAACATATCTTTACCCATTGGAACATATATTTGTTCCAATTCACGCGGTCGTTGAGTTGCCGGTGTTTGAAATCCTTTTATTTTTTTACCTAATAAGCTTAATCCACCAGTAGACATAAAATCAAAAATATTAGATTGAGATAATCTTGTAATAGCATTTCCTACAAATGGAATATTAAAACCTGCTTTTTCTACTTCAATATATTTACCACCATATCTATTCCATAAATATTCAGCATACATTAAATCATCAGTAGGTGTGGTTTCTTTAAAGAATGATTCCACTTGTGGATATTTACTTTGTTTTGTTTTAAACATGCTAATACCAGGTGCTTGTGATACACCTTTTCTAAGCATGTTGTATGCAGGACGAAGCATAAAAAATGGTGCAGTTAATGCTACATCAGTTACAGCTTCATCAATCGCGTTAAATGTTCTTTGCCCTATGCCTGGACGATTAATTCCTTCTGGTCCAAAAGTTGCAAATTCAGGTATAGCTTTAGCAAACATGTTTGCTCTTATATCATCTGATGATTGAAGATAAGCTTTAGATTTACCGGCAGCATTCATAGCATCTAGTTGTAACTCATATCCAAAATCAGCTGATCCCCATCCAACTCCTCCTACACCAAGCGCACCTAAAGTTTTTACGGTCCAAGGATGTGTTAATCCTCTTCCTGCCCAACCACCAGCTCTTACATACCAAGGTCCTGTTTTAGAAGCAGCTTTAAAAAGTTGATTAAATTTTTGTAAATTTTTATTAGTTAATAATTTTTCTCCTGCTTTATATCCTACATTAGTTCCATAAACAGAAGCTGCAAATTTTTCTCCAAATTGTAACCAAGGGTAAGGGTCAGGATTGTCTGTCCATAAATCCATGTCATCACGAAGCATGTAAGTGTCAAGATCAATTGGTTGACCTATAATGTCTGTTTCAGTTAGATTTGCCGCTTTTAAAATTCTATTCTTCGCAGCAAAGTATTGTTCTAATACTGCATCTGCTTCTTCAATTTTACCTTGAGATCTTAAAAGATCAGATTTGTCTTTATATTTAGGAGCAAGTAAAGCAAGCGCATCTTTAGTTTTATCTCTTTTTTCTCTATACATTTCAAATGCTTTAGATTTTTCCATTTTAGCTTGGTCAGCCAGATCTTTTCTATCTTGAAAATAACTATCACTAAGTGGATTTAATTTATCTACTACAGATCTTCCAACTTTATCCCATGCTTGATACACAGGATTAGCAATATAATCTTTAGCTAATTGAAATGGTTTAACTTCTAATTCACCTGGCATAATATCCAAGTTAGCTACAGCTTCAGTATTTTTCCTTGCAATTTGTTCGGCTTTTGTAATAGGTATTCCACCCTCAGTTGTATCTACAAATGTAGTGTCTGCTGCAATTTTTGTAGACTTGGCTGGTTTATCACTTGTAAGAAAACGTTCTTCAACCATTTCTCCTTCATTAAAACCAGTGTTTATAAGTTTGGTAACCATTAGTTGTTCAATGCCTCTAATTCTTTATTAATTTGTTCATTTAAATCTATTATGTCATTAGTACCTGTAGCAGCAATGCTAGCTCCTTGACTACCAGCCCATGATTGTGGTGTGGTTCCTAAAGGAAAATTTGTATATTGTTCTACCCATTGTCCATTGTCTTGTGGTGTAAAATATAATTTATAAAAAGTATCAATTGCTGATTGTTTAGCTGGAAAGTTAAACGGATTATCATCAACAACTAATCCTAAAGCCTGTGCATTTTTTATACTTCCATATTTTTTTATTGCATCGTTACTGGATATAACATTAGCTCCTTGAAATCCTGATTGCATATCACCTTCTAATTTATTTACAAGGGACCATAACTTATTAATAACCATGTTAGGTCTAGCAGTTGGTCCAGTAAACCCTGTAACCGATGCATCATTAAATGATGCCCTAAGAACATCTGCTAACATACGACCAGTAGGCTGACGTGAACGTGCTAATAATAAACCAAGTGTTCTTTCAAATACTTGTACACCAGGTATATCTGGATCTGTAAACATACGTTCTAATTCACCTTTTACTAAATAAACAGAAGCTTCTCCGTAAGGATTTTCAGCACTTACACCAACGTTTTGTCCTTTTTCATTATACTTATCAACAAAGATAGGTATATCTGGACCTGTGTAATTACCTCCATATAAACTTCTCATAGTTGAGTTAGGTGTATTATTAACTATACCAAAAGTTCCATCAGCTGATAATTCTCTGTTTACACTTCCTTCTGAATAATTATCAATTAAGTTATTAATAACTTCATTACCTTGACCTTTGTATTTAGAGGCAGCTTGTAATTCATTTGTTCCACCAGCATTTAATAATTCATTAAAATAATATGCAGGTGCAGTTGCAAATTTACCAAGCTCTCCTTTTGCTCCAATAAGATGTTGTTTATTCATAACAATGTTCATGTATTTATAAACTTCATCCAAGTTAGATGAGATATATTTAGCAAATTTTAATTGATCTTGTGCACCAGCATCGGTAACAGGAGCTAAACCGCTGGTTCTACTACTTATTCCTGCTGATCCTGACTCTGAAGCACTTTGTGACATTGGTATATATAAAGGAAAAGGATAATTAGGATTTCTTTTTGGATCCTGATTAATCGCAATGTACTCTAACATTTCAGGGCTGTTTTGTTGAACAACATCTCTAAAAGTATTAGATGAATAACGTGGTTGACCATTAGGCAATTGTTTAGGAGCACCAGTCTGTGAATCAAATTCATATCCTACTTGATACACATTATAAAAAGCACCGCTTCGTTTTTTTAATTTATCTTGTTCTTCATTCCAAATTTGAAACGCTGCTAAACCTAATTCACGATCTTGTTTAGATTTTTCCATGCCCATTTGAATCATCATAGGAGCTACTTGTAATCCTGCTTGTCCAGCAACATCTAAAAAACCAGAAACACCACCTTGTAATGTTTTACCAGTCATTAATGCCATGCCAAGTTGAGCTAGCATTGCAGTGTTAGCTAGTCGTTGTCCTTTGTCGTCACCAAGCATAGATCTTAATGAATCTGCATAATCTTTAACTTGTGTTAAACTATCGTTTTGTGGGAAAAGTGTACCTGCTTCTAAATTTTGAGCTCCTGCATAAAGACCTTCTTGATCAGCTTCACTTACTACTGAGTTATTACCTACTTCGTTGTTAGAATAAACAGCGTTTTTTTCTATATCACTTTCTTTTTCGCTAGGAACATTACCTTCTATTGACGACAAATCTACATTGCCCTCTGCATTTGGAGGACCATTGTCAGGTGTTTGGTTATTTATATTTTCTTCTACAATTGTAGCAGTAATTTCTTCTTCATCTTTTTTTTCAGGCTCAACTGTATTTAATTCACCCATTCCTAATACATCACTAAATTGATCAACGGCCCATGGAATAGCTCCCATTTTTAATAACTTCCATTTTGGAATTCCAGCTTTGGCTGCATTCATCGTTAAAGGAACAAGGGCACCGCCAGGATTCAAATGTTGTCTAAACATTTTTCTATTAATGGCCATATTAGCCCATCATGTTGTTGTAGCCTTGGTATGCTGCAAGACCAGTTAATCCAGCTCCAATACCCTGTGCTAATGGATTAGTTGTAGGCGCAGTTCCCTGCGATATAGCCATTCCACTAGAAGGGGCACCTTGGTAAATATCTGACACAAAAGCCATTCTTTGGAATGGTTCATAAATCTGTTGCAACTGTTGTCTATATTTAGCATCTTCTAATGCTTGTGCTTGTTGTTGTTTAGTTGCTCCAGCTGCCATTAATCCTGCAACATCACCTTGTTGTTGCTGCTGTAATTGTGCACCTAGCCCTGCAAGCTGTTGTCCAGCTTGTGCTTGTCTCCCCATTTGTGATTCAAACTGTTGTTGTGCCATTGACTGTGCTTGACCATAGTTAGAAGCTAATGCTTGACCTACAGCATCTGCACGTTGACGACCCAGTTCTGCCGTTTGAATTCCTTGTCTAGCTCCACCAAAAGCCCCTGCTTGTGCAGCAGATAAGTTAGCTTGGTTTTGCATTTTATCAAATTGTTGTTCTATTCCAGATATAACCTCATTTTGATATGGATTCATGTATGCTTTATAAGCATTTGGATCATATGCTGCTGTGCTTCCTAGTGTTTGATTAGTAGCTTGATTTATGTAAGGTAAATAACTACTTAAACCTGCTTCTACACGATTAAAAGCTTGATTTTGTAGTCTATCTAAACCCGCAACACCTTGTGTTGGAATAGTGATATCACCAGCAGTAGGTGATTTTCCCTCTGCTGCTAACTTTGCAGCCGTATCCATAAGCTGGACACGTCTTGCTTCTATATCCGGTGCTTCACGTTGGTATGAAGTTTGAGTGACGTTTTGATCGCCGCCACCTCCGCCGCCACCTAATCCAGGAATACTCATAGTTTTCTCCTATATACAGTGCTAATGTTTTCCATATCTAATCTTTTAGCCATTCCGTCAAAATCCTTTTTTACTCCTCTTGATGGTTCAAAGTAAACTTCTTTTGCTCCTTTTCCTTTGCACCAATCAATAAATTTTTTCATCAATTGTACCGCTGTCATACCACCTCGTTGTGATGGTACAACATATAGATCCATTTCCCTACCGTATTGTGCATTACTAAAATTGTAATCCATTAATACACCAGTTAAAAAACCTATTGGCTTTTCTTTAGAATCCAAAGCCATTATGGCAAATATATTTGGATTGTAAAGTGCAGAAAAGAAATATTTTTTAATCTTTTCTGTGTCGTACTCAAGTTCATCTCTCCACTCAGACTCTTTAAACATTGCTTCAGCACTGCTAAGAATCCAATTTAAATCTTGTTCTTCAACAAATTTCCATCTCATGCGTACTGCGGAGGATCTCCAGGCTTCGCAGAATCAGGATCTAATGCATTCATCATACTATACATTTTTTGTGCTCCCGCATCTATGTTGCCACCTCCAGCAGCTCTAACAGCATCAGCTGTAAATACAAATTCGTTATTTGATAGTTGAGCAGGAATTGAATCAGACGTTTCTGTACCTGGGCCACTAATCGCGCCACCTGGAATAGCGTTTAATTCCATACTAGATCCACCATAAGCTTGACTTTGTCTTAATGCTTCATCAGTAGGTGCTCCTTTAGATCCTGGTTTTCTCATTTTTTCTCCACTACCTTTTTTAATACGTTCTCTTTTTGCATGAATGTTTGCCCATAAACCATCTTTTGCATTTAACCTTCCACCTTTTGCAGCCATTGGAATATCAAAATCTGACTCGTTTATCATTTCCATAAACTCATCAAACGTTCCTTGAAATTCACCAGACTTAATCATATCATCGTACATATTATACCAACCTTCCATTGGGTGTGGTTCTGACATAACAACATCTTCTTCAAATAAACTTCCTAAATCATCAATACTTTCATATGCAGGTGATGTAAGAACATCTTGAACGTTTACGTTAAAATCATCACTCATCATAGGATCAGTATAAGGACCTGGCATTCCTCCATTATTAAGAGAAGCAATACCTCCTTTGTTACCTAAAAAGTTTGAAAGTTCTCCGTAAGGTGTAATAGCCATACGCGATAACATTTTTTGATAAGCTTCTTCTTCATCTTCTGCTAAATCACCTTCTGTTTTTCCACCAGCCATTAAATCAAAAATAGTTTTACCTATATAGTATGGATCAATTTCCATCTCACCAATACCAAAAAATTCATTGTAAGCATCAGATCCTGGTTCTACACCAATTGGTGCTTCTTTTTTCATAAGTGTGTCAAAAATACTAGGTTTAGTTTTCTTACGCATTACATAATCTAAACCAGCTAATGGTGGTTCAGCTTCAGCCATCATTGACTCTGTCACTGGACCTTGTATGTCTTCACCAGAAATAGTAAACCCTTCAACTGCAGGGGATTTTTCAAATTGAACTATGTTTCCTGGTGCAGGTAATTCTACTGGATCAAATGAATCTGTAAATTTATTATAGTCCATCCATCCACCAGCTAACCCATCTTCTGTTTGTCGTAAAGGTTGGAAGTAACGTCCAATTTGTTCGTTAGATATAAATTCATCACCATAAGCAAAAGGATCTGGTGCTGGACCACCTCTTCCTGGTCCATAATATTTATCCATTAAAGATTGACCATATTCTGTGTAACCAGGTGTAACTCTAGTTCCTATTTCCGCAGGCATTGAATCTACAACCACATCTTCAAAAGCTGGTGTTGGTGTATTACCTAACATTTGTTGCCAGTCACCTCCAGTCTTTAACCATGAATATGGTAAAGAAGACCAAAAAGCTCTTCGTCCAACAAGTTCAGGATTTTCTGCGCCACTAGCAGCAGATAATGCATACTTCATTAAAGCATCTTTACCGGCTGTACCTATAGCACTATTCATAAATTTAGATTTAAGAGCGCCTTCCATCCAAGGAGCATATTTACTCATTAGACCCATAACACCAGCATTAAATCCAGGAATAAAAGGAGCAGCCATTGCTGCGTAAGGAAGAATATCCTTTCCGGTTTTGACTAAGTCTTTAAATTTATCATCTATCCAACCCACTAAACGTCTCCTGCTTTACCTTCTAGTATTTTGTGAATTGCTGCCTGAATAACAACATCCTGTCTAATGTGTTCTGCTTTGGTAGCAGTGGCAGGATTTGCAACATCGTCTTCAGCTTCTTTAGCTGAACCATATTCTTGTCCTGTTTCCGTATTGGTGATAGTTATTTCTGCTGGAACGACAATCTTTGGTACTTGTTCGCCGTCAATCTCAACGTACTCTACTACTCCGTCATCTTTTATAGGCATAATCTCTCCTTATAGCAAGTATTTTCTATGTTTTCAATCATTATGATATCTCCAATAAGCTTAAATACACTGTGATTGGTTGTGCATTTGTATTAATTTTTAATATATCTCCTGCTTCTAATACACCTATATCACCAGAACCTAGATAAAACCATGATTTTGTGTATTTATCTGCTACAGCGCCATCATAAGCAATGGTTGTAGTATTGATTTTTAATGTCAATTGTGCGGATCCTCCAGATCCATTGTATACCCATGCTGTTTTAATAATAGCTGTCGTAGCTGTAGGACATGTATATATACTATGATCACCCGTAGATGATTTAGTTTCCATTACTTTTTTATATGCGTTAGCCATTATGATATAAACCAGTTAAAAGCTTCATCATCATTACGAAGTGTTTCTGGTGTGTAAGAACTATTTAATAATTGCACTAGCTGATCTAGTGTTTGTATTAATTGATTAATTTGCGCTTCATTATATTCAGAAGGTGCTTGCGGTAATCTTGGTATATTTATTTGTGCCATTATCTCATACCATCCGGTTGTACATCTGCACGGTATGTGCCATATCTCCATGCTGTATCAATAGCAGATGTTGATATTTTTATAGACCCTTGTCTTCCACGTGCGCGTGTATCAACTTTAGTTGTTGATGTTGTAACTGCATAAGGACCGTTAGTTGTAGCTGTGCTTGCAGGATATAATTTAAAATTAAGTTCTATATTAACTGTTCCTTGTTGGTTTTTAAAATCAGGAATAAATCTCTTAATAGACATTAATCTTTCGCCAGCTTCAGGAATAACAAAATCACCAGATGTAACATGTGAAGCTAAAGCTACACCATCAGCATCATTACCATTTTCTTGTGCATACATATAACTTCTACCTGATGTTAAACCTGTTATAGTAGTAATAGTAGAAGTCGTATCGGTAGACGAATAATCTAAAGCATATGGAAAACCATACACTCCTTTATCAGCCCATGAAGATCTAGCTAAACTTCCTATACTCCAAACTTGTTCTTGATAATTATAAGTTACACAACGATCAATAACGTTAGATCCACTAGAACAATAGAACCATGTAACTTCATTAAACTCTGTATTTAAACCAGCAAACGTATCTTTTTGTGACGCTTGGTCTATATCTTTAAATACGTAATCCTCTACGCTGCAAGGTATTTTTTGCACCGAACCATCAAATACGAAAAAAGAATCAATTCCCATCCAGAATGATCTACCATTAGATTCTACAGCTGCGTGTTGCCCTATACATCCACAAGCAGAACCTAATTGTTGAAAACCAAAAGTAAAGGGAGCTCCAATTAATTGCATTTGGTATAGAGCAGTATCAGACCAAATTAATACAGCACCACGTGAACGTTTAGCTGTAACAAGTTTTGATCCATCTGTTAATCTTTGTGAGCCTGCAGTGTTTGTAGCAGTAGCTGCCCATTCATTAACATTTTCTTGATCCGACCAACGTATAAACATATCATCTCTGGTTGATGAAGTTCCTATCGTTGTCTCTGTTCCAAAACAAATGACATGCCTATCTGTACCAGAAACTAATACAAACCTACTAGATGTAGGTGCATTTGATACTGTGGAACTAACTGCACGTTGAACTGTTGAAGTACTAGCAGAAGTATCCCAATAATATAAACCACCATTAAGTTGTTGTGCTAATACATCTTCACCCCAGTTGTCCAAGGACCATTTACCTGAGTCTAATTGTACTGAATTTGGTGCTGCAAGACCAGCTCTAGTTGTACCCCATGTAGATAATCCCCATGTGCCTGCACCCCATCCATAACCTAATATAGAAAAAGCAGGGTTAGTATTAATTTGATATTCTGCTGTGCCTGTAACACCACTAGCACCAGTGCCACTAGCAGCAGCTTTTGCAATAATAACATAATTATTTGTATCAGTGACTGATTGTATTTCAAATTCACCTTCTAAATTACCAGCTGCAATACCGTTAGCTGTTCCTGACACACTAGATATAGTAACAAAGTCACCTTCAATAGCACCATGGGTAGCGTCTGTTACAGTGACAGTTGTAGATCCTGACGTCGTTGTAAAATTAGTAATGGATGCACCACTTTCTCTTATTGGTGTGATGTCATGCCATTCTTGGTTTTGATAAACGTAAAGCTTTTTATTTGTTCCAGTAATTGTATATTGATCGCCGTCTAGAGAAAACCACGTTATAATACCACGTGCTGCACCTACTAAAGCACTTGTAGATACTTTAGACCAACCACCTATTTTTTCTGGAAGTCCATAACGAAAACGAACATTATCACAATCTATCCAACGCCCTTCAGCGCCGTATTCAGTGTCTTGTTTGTCTATTCCTGGTGCTACCTGAACTTTGATTAGCGTCATTTAGTCTCCTATACAGCGCTATCGTAAAATCTAATCCAACGCTCAGTACCGTTAATTCTAACCCTTATTGCTCCTGCTTTACTTCCAGCAGTAGCGGAAGATGAAGATAAACTTTTTGTGCCATCAGCAGCTGATGTGCCTACATAGTTAATAAATGCATAATCCTGGTCTAACTGTTCAATTTCAATAACAGGTTGTGCACCTGTAGCTGACGCTTGTTTAACATGTAATTTACCATTAGGTGCTGCAACTCCAACGCCAACACGATCTGTGCTTGCATCAGTTTGTAAAAGAGTTGTATCTGTATCTCCTTCAAATACTGCATCTCTATCTGCACCAGCTTGGTTAAATACAAATGCGCCACCATCTAAACTTACATCACCTGCAACACTTAATGTGCCAGATAATGATAAGTTAGGTAAATTTTCTGGAATATGATAAGCAACAGATCCATCCGTATAAATAAAATGTAAACAACCAGAAGTAAGTGTTACTGCTGTTCCACCAGAAGGACCAAAAGTAAGCGAATTACCAGCTCTTGTTGTTGAATCTTTTATAACATACCAGTTAGGATTTGCTTCACAAGTTAGTGCTGTTGCACCTGAAAGTGTTCCTGTTAAATTTAAAACTGCTCTACTTTGTTGATCACCTGTACCACCACTAGCAACGGTTAACGCCTGGGACGTCCCTGTAATAGCTACAGATGTATACCCTTTAATTGCATTTTCTATTTTCTCTAAATTATCGTTTGTTTTGCTACCCCATGTACCAGCGTTTGCACCAGTTGTCTGGAGGTCTAAATTTAATATTGTCGAATCAGCCATATTATCTCCTTATCCTGTTGGAACGACAGTCCATGTGTTTGTGCTGGAATCATCTACACCATTCCAGATTGTTAATTTAGGATCTCCTACAGCAGAAGTTATTGCT